AGACCGTGAACCGAAGGGAAGCTAGATCGTGCCGCCTCAACCCCAGACCCAGGTTGAAGATATCCACCACCCGATGTGGCTGTCAGTCACACAGCAAGGAGAATACCTGTGCGTATACCGCAGCGTGCTAGTCCACGACAACGATCCCAGGCTTGAACCTGTGAACCGTGTCCTCAACAACAACCCCCACAGGATCATCACAGCCTTGACAGGGGATGACCCAGACATGATGTTCGGGGAAGCTTTGATTACCGTCTACCGGATAGGTGTGCAAGTTGACCAAGCCGCATCGTAGCGTATCCCAACTCAAGCAGTACGAGCGTTGCCCACACGCCTACTACTTGTCAAGGGTTGAAAAGGTCTGGGAGAAACCGGCAGCATGGCTGGCCCAAGGCTCCGCTGTGCATGAAGCTGCGGAAGCCTACGAGAAGTCTGGTAGGACGATGAGCCTTGAAGTCATGCAGGATGTGTTCAGGGAGTCTTATCAGAAACACATCAACGAGGCGTGCGAAGTCACACCTAACTTCAACTACTGGTTCGCCTCGGGTCCTTATGCCGGCGAAACAGATGTGGAACGCAGGTTTGGTTTAGGTTTGGATCAGTGCGAAAAATATATTCGCTGGTATGAGAACCATCCTGATGAGGTTGTGTGGGTCAGTCCCGATGGGCAACCCGGCATCGAACTAGGTTTCGACGTTGATTTGGATGGTGTGCTGGTCAGAGGGTTTATTGACACTCTGATTGTTCATCCGGAGCAAGGCTTGATTGTTAGAGACTTGAAAACAGGTAACACCCCCGGTGATGACTTCCAACTGGGTGTGTACTCGGTTGGCATTTCGGAAAGCTTTGGCATCGACCCACCCCAGGTTGGTGACTACTTCATGGGGAAGTCGGGTAAGCCCACCGTCCCGTACCGGATCGGGGACTGGACAAGGGAGAAGGTCACTGAGGCTTTTAAAGCTTTGGAGGACAACATTGCTGCGGGAAGGTTTGATCCAGAACCAGAACCGTCGAAGTGCCGCTTCTGTAGCGTGGCTTTCTTTTGTGACTACGCAACTTGACAATGATTGGAGAAGGCATGAAAAGTGTGGTCCTTTTGAGTGGAGGTTTGGACTCCACAGTTCTACTAGCGCACCTGCTGGATAAAGGTGACGAGGTTATCGCAGTCAGTTTCGACTACGGGCAAACCCACCGCGCTAAAGAGCTGGCTGCGGCGAAAACAATCGCGGCGCACTACGGGGTTGTTCACAGGGTTGTAGGTATGTCTTCGGTGGTTCTGCCGTCAGCCCTGACTGGGACGGTGGAGATTCCTGACGCTCACGCGGAGCGGCCTGATGCGACTGTTGTTCCCGCCAGGAACATCATCTTCATCAGTATCGGCGCTGCTATCGCAGAGTCCGAAGGTGCTTCCACGGTGGTCTTCGGTGCTAACCGCAATGATCGTGCCGGCTATCCGGATTGCAGACCTGACTTTGTGAAAGCAATGAACGAAGCGGTCTACCACGGAACGAAGTCCGCTGTGCGTGTCACGGCACCGTTCAGCCTGCTGACCAAAAAGGAGATAGCGAACTACGCCAAGAACCTTGGCGCACCCATCGAACTGTCATGGTCTTGCTACCGGGGCGGGGATCAACCATGCAACAGGTGTGGTGCCTGCGAAGAAAGGAACTCTGTTCTATGAGTTACATCATCAACGATATCTTTTACACCATCCAAGGCGAAGGCTACTGGTCTGGTAGAGCGGCTGTGTTCTGCCGGTTCTCCCGCTGCAACCTTTGGACGGGCCGGGAAGAAGATCGTGCCTCAGCTGTGTGCCAGTTCTGCGACACCGATTTCACCAAGGGTGAACGAATCGAACTTGACGATCTGGCTTCGCTGATTTTCCAGAATTGGCCTTGGGCGTCACACAAACCAATGGTGGTGTTCACCGGAGGGGAACCGCTGCTTCAGTTAGACGAAGACCTGATACGAAAGGTTAAGGACTACGGCTTTTATGTGGCTGTGGAAACCAACGGCACAAAGCCGGTCCCCGCAGGTGTGGATTGGGTGTGTGTCAGCCCGAAAGCGAACACGAAAATTGTGGTGAATCGGGCTGATGAACTGAAATTGGTTTTCCCGCAGCCGGGCCTGATGCCCGACGAACTAGTCGGCTACAACGCCACCCACAAGTGGCTGTCGCCTATGGACGGTTCGCATTACGAAGCGCATCTGAAGCAGGCGATTGAACAGGTCAAGTTTGATCCTGTTTGGCGGCTGAACATCCAAACGCACAAATTTATAGGAGTGAAATAAGTGGAGATTTTTAAAGAGTTCACGTTTGATGCGGCGCACTGGCTGCCGAATGTCCCGGCGGGTCACAAGTGCGGCAGGATGCACGGGCACACCTACCGGGTAGTGGTTGCGGTTAAAGGGAAAGTAAACCCTCACACCGGGTTTGTGATGGATTTCGGTGACCTCAAAGATGCAGTCAAACCTTACATTGATGACCTTGACCATCAGGTTTTGAATGATTGGATCAGCAACCCTACAGCTGAGAACCTCACTAAATGGTTTTGGAAACTATTAAAGCAAGAAGGGTTGCCGCTGTCCTGCATCGAAGTGTGGGAGACACCTACCAGCGGGGCGTGTAAAAGAAAATGATGTATATGGCTAACCCAACCAAGGGCACACTTGAACCGATGCTTGAGGGGAAGTTGGGCTACATCAACACGCCGGCACAAGGTAACCGGATGCCTGAGGGTGTGTGGTGGTGCGCCGACAACTCATGTTTCGGGACAACATACCCCGGTGACGAGAAGTGGTTTGCCTGGTTGGGGAAACTTGCCCCGCGCCAGGATATGTGTTTTTTCGCCACAGCCCCAGACATTGTGGGTGATGCGGCGGGAACCCTGGAACGATCTAGGCCCTGGTTGGAGAAGATCAGGGACTTGGGCTACAAGGCGGCTTTGGTAGGGCAAGACGGTTTGGAGAACCTGGCTGTGCCTTGGGATGAGTTCGATGCGTTCTTCGTCGGGGGTAGCACTGAGTGGAAGTTGTCTCAGGCCGCGAGCGGGCTGGCTACGGAAGCGCGGGACCGGGGTAAACACACCCACTTGGGGCGTGTGAACTCCCGTAAGCGGGTGATGTTCGCCAAGGCCGCTATCCCCGCGACAGACTCACACCCTGGCGGCTATGACACCGTGGACGGCACCTACCTAGTCTTCGGCCCAGATATAAACCTGCCGAAACTTCTGCGCTGGATGAACGAAGTCAACAATGAATTGGCGCTGATTTGACAATGGTTAGGAGAACACGATTTACACGCCCCTACAAGCCTTACACGTCAAAGGGTCAGCCGGTGACCCACTACCAAAGGTTTGGGAAACCCTCGAAGCACAATTCCTGCGCGGCCAACTAGCCCTCGTCTGTGCAGGCCCAGGCGTCGGCAAATCAGCAATGGTGCTGACCTACGCAATCAAAGCCAAAGTGCCCACCTTGTACCTGTCAGCCGACTCCGACGCTTTCACCCAGCTATCCAGAACCCTGTCCATCATCACCGGGTGGGACATGGGAAAAACCTCCCGCATGGTGCGGGAAAACCAGTTAGGAGAAACCGAAACAGAACTATCCGAGCTACCCATCCGGTTCAAGTTCAACGCCTCACCGGACATGAAACAAATCAACACATCCCTACTAGCATTCGAGGAACTGTATGACGATTTCCCGGCGTTGGTGGTCATCGACAACATCACCAACGTCCGCACAGGCAGCCTAGAAAACGATGACGACCCATTCTCCGGTCTGGAATCGTTGATGGATTACCTGCACGATCAGGCACGCAAAACACAGTCCTGCATCATCGGTTTGCACCATGTGACAGGCAAGTACAACGATGCCGATTCCTGCATCCCCCTCTCGGGGGTGAAGGGGCAGATCGCCAGGGTGCCCGAAATGGTGCTGACGTTGCACAAAGTTCCGGAACCATTCGGACCCTCAGCGTTGAACGTGTCAACAGTAAAGAACAGGGCTGGGCGGGCTGACCCCTCCGGTTTGGAGTACATCACCCTGGATTTCACCCCTGAAACAATGACAATTAAGGACAGAGTTTGAGCTTCGATTTCATAGCCACAGTGATGTTGTTCACCTGGATTGTGTCTGTTTTGACAATGGTTGTGTGGGAGTCCCGATGATTACTAGTCTGGCAATGATTGTAGGTCTGGTGATTTTGTTGATGGTGTGGTGGGACTGGTACACGGCGAGGGAAACGGACAGGGAGATTCAGAAGTTTTTCGATGACCATGACCAGAAGAACACCTAGTCACCGTTCCCAGGATCGCCGGCACAAAAGAAGGAGTTGTATCGACTGCGTTGACGAAGGGATCACTACCAGCCGTAAAGCGCCTCATCCTGGTCCCAGGTGTGCTACGCATCACAGGGCTAAGCGCACGAAGTCTAAGGCTGCTACTCAGGAGCAGCGTTGGATGCGAACGTATGGCATCACCGCCGAAGAATACTGGGCGATCTACCGATACCAGTTGGGTGTGTGTGCGATCTGCCTGCGGGCCACAGGTGCCCGTAAACGGCTGTCGGTGGATCACTGCCATGCCACAGGGGTGGTGCGCGGGTTGTTGTGTTCGACGTGTAACTCGAAGGTCCTGGGCCATTTCAGGGATTCAGTAGATGCCCTGGAAAGGGCTATCGACTACCTGAAAGAACCGCCTGCGGTCAGGGTGATCGGAAGGCGCATCACACCCGACATGACTTGACAATGATTGGAGGATGCCGTATAATGACAGTGATGAAACTATTGGATTTGTACTGCGGGGTAGGAGGGGCAGGCTACGGGTACAAACAAGCAGGGTTTGATGTTATCGGTGTTGATATCGCAGACCAGCCCCGCTACGCAGGGAACATGTTCATCCAATCGGATGCCATTGAGTTCGTGAAGGAGTACGGGCACAAGTTCGACGCGATCCACGCCAGCCCGCCGTGCCAACGCTACTCGGCGCTGTCCTCGGGAACCAACGCCAGAACAGAACAATACCCTGATCTGCTGCACCCAACCAGGCTGGCATTACAAGCCGTGGGGAAACCGTTTGTCATTGAGAACGTCATCGGTGCCGACATGCGGGAGGACCTGTTGCTGTGCGGTCTGATGTTTGGTTTGAAAGTGTTTCGGCACCGGAAGTTCGAGATAGAAGGGTGGGCTGCTATGGCACAACCGCACCCGTCCCATAAGGGGCACAGGGTGTCGGGTTGGCGGCACGGGGTGTGCTACCCCGGTGACATGGTGGCCGTGTACGGGGACGGTGGTGGCAAAGGGTCTGTTTCGGATTGGCAGGACGCAATGGGCATCCACTGGACCTCTGTGAAGAAAGAGATAGCTGAGGCCATACCGCCGGCGTACACCGAGTACATCGGCAAACAACTGTTGGATGCCCTCGGTGGGTGAACACCGGGGCAAGTTCAACTGGAAACGGTACTCCCGACACAAAGGGAACCTCAAAGATTACTGGACAGACAACAGACGGGCAGGACAACACAGAATGACTCACTACAAACTCACTATCGAAGCGCAGTCCAACCTGGAACCCGATGATCTGCTGGACCTCATCGAATACCTTGTTGGTGGTGGCTTGACAATGAATCGCATCGACCTGGAAGTGGTAGGTAGTGATAGTTGAAACCATCCAACACCTGCAACCGGGTTGGGAACCACCACCGGACAACGGCAGAACATGGGTGCGAACCGTATGCCCATTCCACCCAGACAGTATCGCCTCCGCAGCGATCAACTACCAGGCTGATGCTTTCAACTGCTTGGGGTGCGGGGTGAAAGGGGACGCAATCAAACTTTTAATCGACCAGAAAGGTATCCGGTATGCAGAGGCTAAGCGACTCGCAGAAACATTATCTGCGGGAGGCGGCACTGCGATACCACGAAGACCTCGAAGGCAGCCCAGCCGCCGAGTATTTGACCCGCAGGGGACTGGGCTGGCCCTCAATCCAACAAGAAATTAGCCGATACAAACTCGGCTACGTCAAAACCCCGGCCACCGGCCACGAAATGCACAAAGGGTTCCTAGCCATACCGTACCTACGCAAATCCTATGAGCATGGTTGGTCGGTGGTCAGTATCCGGTTCCGCTGCATACAGGACCACGAACACACCGGGCACGGCAAATACATGACAGTGGCCGGGGACAGGCCCCGCCTCTACAACACCAAAGCACTGCTGCAACCAAGCCCTGTGGTGGCAATAACAGAAGGGGAAATAGATGCGATCACCGCGAGTATCGCAGGCATTCCGACAGTCGGGGTGCCAGGGGCACACAATTGGCAGGAACACTTTCCGGAACTGTTTTACGGGTACAAGGAAGTGTATGTGCTAGCCGATGGGGACGACGCGGGTAGGCAGTTCGCTAACACCGTCGCCGGCAGTCTACCCAACGCAAAAGTCATCCCGATGCCACCGGGTGAGGACGTTAATTCGTTCGTTACCCAGCATGGCCCTAAAGCTTTTATGGAAAGGATCAAACCGTGATTACCGTTTACACCCAGCCGGGGTGCCGCCCATGCAAACGGGTGCTAGCCAAACTACTAGACGCAGGTTTGCCACACAAAGTAGTGGACGTAAGCGTGGACCTACAGGCTAAAGGATTCCTGAACCTTCTCGGTGCCAAGTCTGTGCCTGTGGTTGTAGCAGAAGGCTACAACCCCATCGTGGGGTATGAACCAATCCTGTTGAAGTACCTGATCGAAACTTATCCGAGAGAGGAAATCAATGTTTGAGGGTGAATGGACTTTCCGGTGGTCTGTGGGATTCCCTTCCTTCAGCAAGCTCGTAGACACCATCCACGATTACGTGTGGGAGCCAGACGACGATGATGAATGACCCGGTAAACCACCCAGACCACTACACACGCGGCCCGATCTTCAACTTTATTGGACCCGATGGTAAACCGCAGAAAGGTGCTATCGAAGCCCTAGATGTTATCCGATGGTTGGGCGATCCCCGTTTGGCTAACGCTGTCAAATACATTTGGCGGGTTGGTTTCGGTGGGAAAGACAACGATCAGCAAGACATTCAGAAAGCCATTTTTTATCTTAATGATTGGCTGGATTACCCGGTTGAGAGGGCAACATGACGAAACGTATCGTGGTTGTGTCGGACACCCAGATGCCTTACGAGTCCCGTAAGGCTG